TCGGTAGATGTGGATATAAAGGCCAGGGCAACGTCAGGAGATACTTATTATCATGTTGCAAAAAGTGTTCCTGTGCCGGCAGGTTCTACCTTGGTATTAGATAAACCAATAGACCTAGAAGCAACTGGAGATGTTCACATGACTGCTAGTGTCAATTCTGACGCAGAGGCAGTCTTAGGAATTCTTGAAATTACATGAGTTATTTAGGACAAGTTGAATTAAAATCTTCTGAAATAAGAAGAATAGACGTAACAGGCTCAACGTCTGCTACGCATACGCTTACTTGGGTTCCACCAAGTGAGCAATCCCTAATCATAACTATCAATGGAATAAAGCAACAGAATAATTACACCATCTCTGGAACTACGCTGACCCTTGATACTGCATTGGTTTCATCTGACGAATTGGAGATTGTTGGAATCTTAGATATAGGGACTACCAATGTCCCAGCGGATGATACCATTACAAATGCTATGGTTAAGTCTGATGCTGCGATAGCATTAAGCAAGCTAGCCACAGACCCATCTAACGCAACTAACCTTGCATCTGGCACTGTGCCTACAGCAAGATTAGGATCGGGTTCGGCCTCATCCAGTACGTTTCTCAGGGGAGATCAGACTTACGCCGCAGTAGATACATCTGGAATAGTGGCAAATCAAGATGATATTGCCCTTTTAGGATTCAAGGTTGCCGCGAATGGCTCTCTTGCGCGATACAATTTAGTTGACCAAAGTATAGACGCTTTTGAAGATGCTTCTGGAGTTGATGCTTCAGCCTCTACCAATGAATTTAGAAATGACGCAGGAAATTATTACTCTGGTTCAAATGCCTCAACGGATAACGCATCCAACCATACGACAGTGGGAAGTGACACATGGACTTCACCTTCTGATTTAAGTGGGACTATTAAGGTTTTAGTTGTTGCAGGTGGTGGGGGTGCTGGCAAAACTGGATGGACTCCCGGAGCAGGTGGTGCAGGAGGATTGGTTTATGTCTCCAATTATGCGGCGGCTGCCAGTACAGCATACGCTATTACTGTTGGAGCAGGTGGTGCAGAACAAACAACCGGAGAGAAAGTTGGAGAAAATGGCGCTGATTCAGTGTTTGATACGGCAGGGGCTCATCAAATACTCACCGCAAGCGGAGGAGGAGGTGGCGGCGGATCTAATGCTCCACTTCCAGAAGCGGCGGCCAGCCCCGGTGGTTCTGGAGGCGGCGGCAAAGCAGATAATGGCGCCCATACTGGTGGAGGCGCAAGTGACCAAGTTGTTACTTTTGGATCATACTCCAATGTTGGCTTTGGCTTTGCAGGTGGAGATGGATATTCAAGCCATAATAGTTCTGGCGGTGGAGGCGGTGCAGGTTCGGTAGGAGAAGATAATCAAGGCACAACCCGATCCGGTAATGGTGGATCAGGTAAAGATTACTCTGCAATTTTTGGAACCGGTGTTGGTGATAGTGGATGGTTTGCGGGCGGTGGTGGCGGTGGCGCAAATAACGTTACTGGTACAGGAGGTCAAGGGTTCGGAAACGGTGGTACTGGACTTTTAGGCGGTGGTGGAGATGGACAAGACGGTACTGGATCATTAGGGTCTGGAGAAGCTGGCGCGGCAAATACCGGGGGTGGTGGAGGAGGAGGCAACCACGATCAAACCGGTGCAGCCGGAGGCTCTGGTGCTGTACATATCCTCTACGACACTCTCTCCTATTCCGACATGACTTTAGTATCAAATGCTCAGACGGCTGAATCTGCACCAACCACAGGTGATCTAGTAATTACATATACAGATGGAGCTGGTACAGCAACAGTTAATACAGACATCAAGGCTTACATTAGCAGAGATGGTTCAGCTTACACCAGTGCAGTTACTCTTGTATCTCAGGGTACTACAGGCGGTCATACAATCTTAACCGCTAACGGAGTTGATTTATCAGGAATCACATCTGGAACTTCTATGCGATGGAAAATAGAAACATTGAACCAGTCTGCGGCTAAAGACACAAGAGTTATGGCGGTAAGTTTAGGTTGGAGTTAAAGGAAATAAGTAGAGAATAAATTATGGCTAGAACAACTATAAGAACAGAAGATATTACAGCCGGAGCAATAACGTCTGCCAAGATAGCTTCTGGTGCGGTTGATACAACAGGTCTTCAAGATGACATAGCCCTGTTAGCATTTAAGACTCAAGCTAACGGAAGCCTTGCGCGATACAACTTAGTGGATCAGAGTATAGATGCCTTTGAAGACGCTTCTGGAATTGACGCTTCTGCCTCTACCAATGAATTTAGAAACGATGCAGGAAACTATTACTCTGGTTCAAGTACCTCAACGGATACCGCATCCAACCATACCACCCCCGGAAGCGATACATGGGTCACCCCTTCAGATCTTACTGGAACAGCAAAGATACTTGTTGTTGCCGGTGGCGGAGGTTCAGGTACTAGAGGCAATGGTAATGGCGGTGGTGGAGCAGGAGGGCTTGTATATGTTTCCAACTTTGCCGCAGTAGCAAGCACCACATACAACCTAACAATAGGTGCAGGGGCGGCATCGGTTGTAGCCAGCGGATCTGATGCTACTGATGGTGCTGATTCCGTATTTGATGTTTCTGACACCACGCAAATATTAACCGCAAGCGGCGGTTCTGGTGGGGCTACTTCCCGGGCTGATGCAAATGATGGCGGATCAGGCGGCGGCGGAGCGAACACAGCATATGCCGCGGGTACGCAAGGAGCGTCGGATCAAGTTACAACATTTGGCTCATACAGCGGCGTAGGCTTTGGATACAGTGGCGGAACATCCACAAGCGGATGGGGAAATGTCGGGGCAGGGGGCGGCGGAGCAGGAGGGGCTGGTTCAAATTCTGTCAGCACAACTGTTGGCGGAGCTGGCGGTGTTGGTAAAGATTATTCCTCTATTTTTGGAACAGGTGTAGGTGCTTCAGGTTGGTTCGCCGGAGGCGGAGGCGGAGGTGGCCATCCCGCCGGAGGCGGAGCCGGTGGAACAGGTGGTGGTGGAGCAGGCGGCGGTGGGGATGCGGGTACTCCAGCCGCAGGAACTGATGGAACAGCAAATACAGGCGGAGGTGCTGGCGGTGGATCAGCCGATTCAGACCCATCAGCCGCTGGCGGGTCAGGTGCAATTCACATTCTCTACGACACTCTGTCTTATGCCGACATGACTTTAGTATCAAATGCTCAGACAGCTGAATCGGTTCCAACTAAAGGTGATGTCGTTATGACCTATTCTAATGGTGCAGGAACAGCCACTTTGAATACAGACATCAAAGCATATGTCAGCAGAGATAGCGGATCTAACTACACGCAAGCCACTCTTGTTTCTCAAGGAACAACTGGAGGACATGAGATTGTTACCACACATGGTTTAGATATTTCATCACAACCTTCTGGAACAGCTATGAGGTTCAAGATAACAACGCATAACCAATCAGCTTCTATAGACACAAGAATACACGCAGTCTCACTGGGATGGTCATAACATGAGTTACATTGGAAAAAAACCGCCGTTTATAACAATTCCAGATGATGATTCTGTAACCAGCGCAATGATCGTAGATGGCACAATAGTAAATGATGATATCAATGCATCCGCCGCTATAGCCAATAGCAAGATGTCTTCTGACACCACAAATGCCTCTAATCTTGCATCAGGAACAGTGCCCACAGCAAGGTTAGGATCGGGAACAGCCTCATCAAGCACATTCCTAAGAGGTGACGGAACATGGAATGCTCCGGGAACAGGATGGCAGTCAGTTAAAACTACCAGTTTTGTTGCCGTTGCTGGTCAAGGGTATCCTGTTAATACAACATCTGGTGCATTAACGTGTACCCTTCCCGCCTCTGCAAGTGTAGGAGATACGATTGAGATTGTTGATTATGCGGGAACCTTTAACACAAATAATTTATCTGTAAACCCTAATTCATTAAACCTAAAGGGGGCAAGTTCTACACTAGCATTAAGTTATGATAGGCAGGGGGTTAAACTGGTCTATGTAGACGCTACTCAAGGATGGGTTGTCGTCACAGGAATAAATGAAACAAACCCTGCAATCTCTGTACCACCAGCATCTATAGATTGGCTTGTAATAGGTGGCGGTGGGTCAGGCGGTCTTACTGCTGGTAATGGTTCTGCCGCTGCTGCTGGTGGTGGAGCTGGGGGTCTTCAGTCAGGTTCCTCTGTGCAATTAAGTAGCGGAACAGTCTATACCGCAACAATTGGAGCTGGTGGTGCTGCAGTTTCTGGCACTGGCCTATCTGACGGTAATCCCGGATCATCTACAACTTGGACAGGGTCAGACATTACTAATATAACTAGTTTAGGTGGTGGTTATGGCGCCGAGTGGCATCCAGGTGGTGCTGGAGGTGCTGGAGGCAGTGGCGGTGGCGCCGGTGGTGGTGGTAGTGGAGCCAGTGGCGGTTCAGGAACGGCTGGCCAAGGAAATGATGGTGGTAGTGGCACTGCAGTGGGGACTTACCAGTGTAGTGGTGGTGGCGGAGGATCTGGAGCAGCTGGAGCCGCTGGAGTTGCAGGAGCATCGTCAGGGCAAGCTGGTGATGGAGGTATTGGAACATCAAACTCAATAACTGGATCAGCCGTTTACTACGCAGGTGGAGGTGGCGCCGCAGGAAATGATATAGGCGTAACAAAGGGAGACGGAGGAAATGGTGGTGGTGGAGCCGGTGGGGAACAGGCTGGTGATGGTGTTGATGGCACGGCTAATACCGGCGGCGGGGGCGGTGGTAGTGGCTGCTCCAGTGGATCCCCCTCATTATCTTCAGGAGCAGGTGGCAGTGGTGTTGTAATAATTAGAATGCTTACCTCTCAATACACAGGAACCGTAACAGGAAGCCCCACCGTAACAACAGATGGGGACTATAAAGTTGTTAAGTTTACATCTACAGGAACATATACAGCCTGATGAAATATTTCGCACAATTAGGAGCAGGAAATAAAATTATTACTATTATCGTCGTCAGTGATGCAGATGCGGTAACAGAAGAGAGTGGAATTTCCTTTTTGAAAACCATCTTCGGTGAGCATTCTGAGTGGAAACAGTCAGGAGTAGAATCAAGAGGCAATGCTGTTATTGGTGAAACATACAGTATGACTCGCGATTTATTCTCTTCTCCACCAATGTCTGAAGGCCCGCTGGATTAGATTGGAGTTAAATTATGGCACTAGAATCGGCAACATACGTCAGTGGACTTGTTCAGACAAATCCGCCCGGGACCGACACAATATCCCAAGGCGATGACCACCTTAGATTAATAAAGAAAGTTCTACTCAACTCATTCCCAAATGCTGATGCGGCAATCAATGGAATCCATGTAAAGGCTACAGCCCCATCTTCAACTACGGCTGGATTGCTATGGTTTGATTCGACTAATAATGTTCTGAAACTTCGGGACGAAACAGATTCTAGTTGGGTAGCCCTAGCAATATCTCCAGTAACAGACTACAAGATACTCGGAAGCCCAACGGTGGGATGGACACTACCCTCCGCAGATGGATCTAGTGGACAGGCATTAACTACAAATGCGTCAGGAGCTTTGGTATTTGGCTCCGCAGGTAAGGTAACAAGTGTAACCCACGCTATACAGAGTGCAAGCAGTTCTTTGAGAAGCACCTCTTATGTAGATACCGGGATGACCATTACCCACAGCAAATTGAGTGCAACTAGCACTCTATACCTACAGTTAAACTTTCAACAGCAATCATTTTGTAACTTTGAGTCAACCACTGTCCAGTACAATTATATACAATTAACTGACACATCAGGCACAATAATTGCTAATACGACTGCTGATATTCAAATTGCTGCAATGGAAGATGTTGGGGAGGGAACTGGTGTATCATGGGATTGGTCTTCTAATTTCTCTAGGATGTTTAAGATTGC